AAACCTAAAAATATTTTTGCCTCGGGATTAGAACCAGAAAACAAAAATCAAAAAGAAGATGCTTACATAGAAAAATTATCAACAGCTATAGCAGAAAAGTTGGCAGATTTATTAGATGATAGTACATCATTTGGAAAACCTAATATCAATATAGCAGATGTCCCTGAAGCTGATAGAAGAACACCAAAGGAAAACGCTCCAAAAAGACCACCAAATGTTCCTAGGGGCCCTGACGGAAAAACACCACCTGTAGAATCAGAAACACCGAAAACACCTGTTCCAGAGACTATTCCGGAGGGACCTGATAAGAAACCTTCTAAAGTGCCTTCGGGTATGGGCAGGGTTCTTGGTAGATTAGGAATGCTAGGTATAGGTATTGGTGCTGCCATGGAGATACCAGAATTCATTGAAAATTTTAAAAAATGGTGGGAAGGACCAAAATCGGGAGGTTGGGAGGAAGCTAAAGCACAGGAGATACCTAAACAAGAAAATTTAGATAATTTAGGTCCTGCACAAACTTCTAAATCTGGATTAACATTGAACCAAACATCTACGGAAAATACAGATTTGAAACAAGATACAAAATCTGAAGTTGCAAATAAAACTTTAAGTTCAACAAATATTATAGATAATAGTCAAAATCAAATTATGGCCATGTCACCCGGGGTTAGAAACACTAATAATTCTTGGGTTAGTCATCTACAAGGCAACATGGTAGGTGTTAGAGTATAAAGGGGCCATTGGCCCCTTTTTTACTTCTTGGCTTCGGCTTTTGGAGCTTCTTTCTTTTCTTCTACAGGTTTACCATCTTTGCCAACAGGTTTAACTTTTGGCTTAACAGGTTCCTCTTTCTTTGCTTCCGCTTTAGGTGCATCTGCTTTAGCAGCATCTTTCTTTGGTTCTTCTTTCTTTGCATCTGCTGCATAAGCGCCTGCTGCTAAACCAATAGCTGCGAAAAGGGCGATAAAATATTTCATTATTATTCCTCGTTTGCTAGTTTTGAAAAATACGATAACGATTCTCCATCGTCATCAAAATCTACATCCTTAGAAACTGCCTTAGGTGCAGGTTTACTTACAACTTGAGCTTTGGGTTGCTCATATTGTGCTTCATCTAAATCAACTTGATCAGCTTTTTTAGATGTAGCAACATTATTTGCTAGTACCATTTCAAGTTTGCGCTTTAGTTCATCGTAACTCTTAAAATGCTTTGGTTCCAAGAATTGAACTAAAGAATGCTGTTGATTCCAAATTTTTTCAATTTCAGAATCATCTTCAGCAACAGGAGAAGGTTTATCAAATTCTGATTTGTCATAATTACGATAACCCTCTACGTTACGAATCTTAAGCTTAAAATTCGCACCTTCCCAAAAATCAAAAGGATTGATGGGCTTTTCATCTTCAAACTGTGGTTCAGCGACATCCTTAATTTTGTCAAAGATCTTTTTGCCGAACTTATAAAGAAAAATCTTACCCTCATTTTCTGGGTGATTAGGATCTTTTACAATTAAAATATTAGAAATATAAGTTAATTTACGTTTTTGTTTTCTAGCAACTTCCTTATTAGCTTCTGAACCAGAGTTCCAAAGCTCAGTATTCATCTCAGACACAGGGTCATTTTTACCAATAGTTGTGAGAGAATTTTCAATATACCATTTGCCAGTGGGACCTTGGAAACCATGATTCCAAATTCTTACCCAAGGAAGTTCTTCACCTTTAGGTGGAGCTAGAAACCTAATAACAGCGTAACCATTACCAGCTTTATCAACTTCTGGTTGCCAGAAGCGATCGTCTGTCTTAGAATCTGATTGGGGATTAGCGATTTTTTCGACTTCTTTCATTAAAGTGTCGAAACCACCGCGAGATTTGCGTAGATCTGAAAGTGATGTGAATGCCATTAGTTTTACTCCGTATAGCGTTGTATAAAAATATTAACGTCGTTTAATTTTATGATTATTGTATGCATAATCTAAAATATCATCATACGTATCATCTGTTTCTTTGGATGATACATAATTATATATTATTTTACGATGCTTGTCTAGCTTAGATTTATCCTTTTTTACTCGATGAATTTTTACTTCTCTGTCAAGATCATCGAATCTTCTTTTAGTGCTCATACTAAAAATTACTCTCCCTGTCATTTCTAACTTCTACGTATGGCCATAAATTTACTCTTCTGTTGAGTTCATTTTGGACATGCGCCATTTTAACTAAGTATCTTTGTGTTTCTTTTAAAGATTCAGTTAAGGATAAAATATTGTCTTGAATAATATGTAATTCTTTTTGCATAGAATTAACTTTCCCCGCCACAATATCCAAATCTTCTTCTAAAGATTGCATCGTACTTTTCCAATTTAATTTTTACAAAAGGTTTATATTTTTTTAGCATCCTGGAAACATCTGGCCAAACTAGTTGTTCGTCTATTTCTTTATCAAACTTATCTACTAAATTGAGTAAATGATCTAAAATTAAAAGTGTCTCAATAGTAATAGTTTTTCTTAGGAATGCTCTTAATATATATGGATGCTCACTTTTTTGGCAGTCAAAAATGGTTTCTTTGTCTATATTCTGCTGTTCTATTTCTAAAAGTAAATTATCCAAATCTTTTTCAAAATTATATGACAAACTTTCTATTCGTTTTTTCCATGACAAATAAGTTTCTCTAGCATCTGCATCAAACACACCTCCCCATCTATCACCTGATACAAAATTCGCAATTAAAAAATTAGCAACTTCTTGATCCGAATAAGTTTTGGCGATTTTATTAATTGCGAATAAATCTGACCTTTTAGCAAATGCTTGTCTTGATGCTTTGACTTTTCCCTTTTGTTTAATTACATCATACTTATCAGTAGTAAAATGTAATTTTAATGCCATGTAATATTTGTAAACTTCAAATGCGTCCATTATCATATAGGTAGTTTAGCCCTTTTTTTCATATAATTATTTTCTTCAGCTTCAATTTGAATTTTATCTTTTAATGATTGATTTATAAGTGATGCAACTGATTCTATGTCAATATCCACTTCGTTGCAATATCCTATGATTGCATCCATATATCCCAATTTTTCTCGTTGAACTTTTTCCTCAATATGTAAAGAGAATTCGTTTGACGACCTAAACTTCTTTGTAATAATAAAAGAATCATTAAATGATTTTAAAATATCTTCGTTACTCATAATTCTGGAAATAGTACCTCGTGCATAAATTTTTTAAAAACCGTTTCATCAACCCCCAGTGTTTTCATCATTGCTGGCGTGTGGGGATTCATTTTTTGAAATTTACAATAATTATTATGTCTGCTAGTATAATTATTATTGTCCCTACTATTTCCTACATTATATAGATAAAAGTCTAAATTGTCAATAGAAACATTAGTGAGTTTATTTAGTTCTTCTATAGTATCAATATTACTAACAGCTAACATTTGTTTACTAAAAATTTGTTTTGCCCAGTCAGGCAACTCTCTAGGCTTTTGCCAATTGTAGTTTTTCATATTATTGACAAACCATAGATACATATCAGATTGTCCTACAGGAGAATAATCATGAAAGGCTCCTGTTATTTTATTTTTTCCGCATACAACGTCGAAACCAAAAATAGGTGAAGGATCATCGACATGAGGGAAAATACACATATGCATTACCCAAATTTTTTTGTCTTGCCGTGCATCTACTATTTCTATATGCGCTCTTCTAAAAGATTCAGAGATCCAAATATAATTTTCCCACTTAAAATTACTAGTTTCAATGTGGTATTCTTCTGGAAGAATTAATTTATCATAACTGGAAAATTTACTTATAATACTATCAGAAAAGGGAATAATATAATCCCAAATATTTACCATTAAGAATAATTCCTTAATATTTTTATGTTCCAGTCAAAAGCTACATTAGCTTCCTCAGCTAATTCTGGTCCACATCTTTTTCTCATCTCTACTATTAATGCTGGTATGTTATTAAAGTCAAACATTTTTCCTGAACCTGGGACAAGTTTTTTTAACTGTTGGCCACCAAATAAATCTCCCATATGTCTTACGTAGATATGTGCTAATAATTTTTTTGAATCATCTCGTATAGTATTTAAATAATCCAAATAATTTTTAGTATCTGGTAGAGCAGTATTTTTAAAATTTCCATAATTTACTGACTCTAAAAAATCATTAAGAACTAGTTTAGTTCTTTTCATATCCTCAATACCATCAAATAACTTATCTCCATGTTGCTCTAAGAAATAATATACCATGTATAACTGATACAAATAATCTGAATACTTTACGGGGTCAACCTGACCTTCAAAAATACTTTTTATGAATGATAAAGATTCAGCTTCTTTATGTTTTTCTAATGTAAGTTGTTTTAATGTACTCATTTAAATAAAATTAATGCTAATATAACAGAATGAACTAAAAACCCAAACCCAATAGTGATAACCATCAACATATCTTTAAGAATAGCAGCCCTTACAAAAAATAAAGAAAGTCCTCCCCATATAAACAATACTAATTCGATAGGAGGAGTTTTATCAGATAACCCAGCCATTAAAGCTATCATTGTAGGAATAGTTGCAGCGTGAATTAAAAGAATTCCTACCCATGAAATAGTTTCTGCAGTAGCTTGAGTTAAATTATTTTTACAAAAATCTATTACTTTTTGTAAATCAAAACTAGGAATTTGTATTTTTTTATTTAGCATAGCATTTACTTGTAAAAAATATGATTACCGATAGTAGCTACTTTTTCTTTGCGCCATTTTGGGTTGACATAATTGGCATGATAATAAAGAGCTTCATTTAAAATTTCCAATCTAAATCCTTCTAGCAGGACCTTTTTAGCAACAGCATAGCATTCTTCATAAGCATCAACATACAATAATTTATTCTTTGCTTGCGGTTCACAATACCAACTAAACTGACACACCACCTTTTCCATAAAAATATTTTTCTGATATACTACTTTACAAATATCACTAGGAAACATACCTGATTCAGATCTATTAATAGTAACTTGGGCTACAGCAACCTTACCTTCAAAGGATTCTTTTGCAGCCTCAAAGTAAATATTTCTAGCTAAACATTCTAATTGTTTTTCGCGTTCAGCCATTGTAGTATATTTTGTCGGTGTTTTTAAATTCTTTAGATTATCTAACTTATAGTCTATAAACTTCAAAAATAAATTGCCTACAATTACAGCTGCAAGACAAGTTAGAAAAATCTTAACTATTCGATCCATGAATATCTCCTACTATGAGGGGAGTTACCCCCTCTTTAGCCAGATTACTTCTTGGTAGATTGTTTTTCTACAGATGTTTGAGATACAAACCCGTTAAGAATTTGTGCTTTTTGAATTACTTCAATTTCCGTGGGGTATGCAGGGAATCCAGGATGATCTGGCGGATTTTGACCGGCGTGCCGAGCATTTTCTACTTTGACGTGCCAGTCATTAGAAATAGATTCTCGTTTGCCGTGATAATCTTGTTCAAGCATTGATTGAGCCATTTTTAGCAACTCAAGCCGAATTTCGAAAGGTGACATATTACTCATTTACTTCTCCTTGTGTTTGTGTGTGAAAATGGTGATTTTTAAGGTATCACCAAACCTTAATTTTAATAAGCGAAACGTAATCCTAAACCGTAAGCATCTTCTTTAATATTTTGATAAGAACGGCTTACACTAGCATTAACGCTCATGGATTTAGTTACAGGCATACTTACGCCAGCAAATGCTACTGTTTGCTTGGGATTGTCGCTATCCCAATTAATACGAGTCTTAGCTCCAGCATATCCCCAAGCCTTGCCAAGAGGCATGCCAGTTGATGCGCCTACTAATCCATAAGTAAAGTCTCCATTAACTTTACCATTGAAACCATTATCGTAACCCATACCGACAAAAGTATTTAATCCTTTTACGATATCTTTACCGGCGGTTACTTCTACACTATTCATCATACCGCCCTTGTCAAAAACTGCAGTACGAAGTTGTAGACCAACATTAAGACCCATCATATCTTTTCCAGCACGAAAATATTGCGCTGTACTTTTGGCCCCATTACCATTGTCTTCAACTTTATCCACATCAAAACTAACAAAATTAGCAGCTTGCGCTGTTCCAAATGCTGCAGTTAAAGATAAAGCTAGTAAAAGTTTCTTCATTAAAAATCTCCTTGTGTGTAAGGCAGTTCGTTTGGTAACAAGGTGAACTGCCAAAACCCCGTCAGGGTTAAGCGGCTAGCTTAAGGTCCTGATAGAAATAGTCGTCGTTTGCGTCTATTTAGTTTGCTTCTTCGGCCAGGTAGTCCTAACCCTACGGCTTTAGCATTGCCGAGTTGTCCACTTACTTACTATTTGCCCCGTCGAAACCTGTTCACCCCCATCAAAAGCAGTCTAGTTTGGATTTGAACCTTGTCCTAGTCTTGTCGATCTGTACTTCCCACAGTACTGACCAGACTGCTTTTGGTGGAGGTGGGCGGAATCGAACCGCCGTCCGCAGCACATTTCTGCTTGCTTCATACAACTATATAGTATATATTAGTTATTTAAGACTCTAGATACTGCAGTAATAACTGCTGCAATGCGACCAATGTCTCGCAATTGTTCTGCGGTATATCCTTCTTTCTTCAATGTCTCGTAATGTGCCTTGACGCAGAAGTGGCATTTACCTACAATGCTAGCAGCTAGACTATATGCTTCAAATCTAGCTTTGGTTGTACCACCATGTGTACTTATAGCATTCATTCTTAACTGCGCTGGAAGACCTTTTAAGTTATCATCTTCTGCCATTTCAACATATGGATACCATACATTGTTCATCGCCATTAGGCTGGCAGCAGTTAATGCAGCATCTGCTTCATTACGTTCCAAAATCACACTATGTAACCAAGTCCAAAATTTTACGTTACCTGTAGCGAATGCTGCTGCAACAGCAATTGCTTCGGCTTCATTAGCTGGAATACTACTTCGCTTAATCACTGCATCCAGATTTAGTCTTGTATCCTTGGCATAATCTGGAATAGTTTCTTTTAAGTTATCTACCCAAGTCATTCGTCATTATCCTTAAAATATTCAACCAATGTTATTGAAATAATAACTGTTAATAACAAAGATACAGTTATCAACAACCATGGTTCCATTACAGTGTTGCACCACCGACTGCACGATTACAGGGGCAAAGTTCACCAGTCTGTAAAGCATCAAGGACACGAAGTGTTTCTTCTGGGTTTCGACCAACATCAAGATTATTTACTGTAACGTGTTGGATAACATTATTTGGATCAATAATAAAAGTCGCTCTCAATGCGACACCGTTAGCTCGGTCAATAACACCTAACTGAGCAGCGAGTCCACTTTCTACATAACGATCGTTATTATATACTTGAGATTGCTTAATTAAATCAGCAAACATCCATGAATTAGTTTTCTTAAGATCCTCATGAGCATTACGCCAGGCTAGTTTGCAAAATTCATTATCTGTACTACCCATTAATAATACTGTATCTCTATCACTAAAATCATTTACCAGTTTATCATATGCAACAATTTCTGTTGGACATACGAAAGTAAAATCTTTCGGATAAAACACAATAATCTTCCACTTACCAGGGAAAGATTGTTCCGTCAGGTCCTCAAAGGCACCTTCGGGTGTAAGAGCACCGGGCTTTACACCAACGATTTGAAACGGATCTAGTTTATCACCTACAGTCAGCATGAGTTTTTTCCTTTTTAAAAAATAGTTTTTAGGGGAGGGTATCTTCGCATAAACATATTATATAAGATAAAGGCTATAGTGTCTAGCCTTTAGTTGACCATTCGTATTTATCTCTTAATTCTAAAAGTTTACCTGCATATGAATCACGTTTTTTATGAAAAATTTGAGGGTAGTCGCCTTCGACAGCTATCATGATAGTTAATCTCGAAACCGGTAGCTTATATCGTTCTTCAAACATAATAGCATACGCGGCTGTTTGTAAAAAGTAATTTTCTATCCATTCCTCTTTTTTTGGTTTAGATGATGTCTTGAAATCAATTACAGTTAACTTTCCGCTATATTCAGCTATACAATCTACCGTTCCTGCTAATCTTAAATGATCAGAATACAAATATTGTTCTTGTAAATGAATATTATCTATTTTATTTAAATATGGCATTAAACTTTTAAACATTTCCAACTGATTGGGACTTGTAATTTCCATATCCTCATTAGCAAGATATTTTTCCACTATTTTATGTAACTTGACTCCTCGATTAGCAGCCGCTCTACTTATTTTATTAGCTTGTTCGTATCCAACTCTATTACGCCATTCCTGTATAACTTCTTTATTAAAATAAGATAGCATTGTAGTAACGGATGGATACTTATTGCCCTCGGGCGTAACATAAAATCTTTTACCTGAATCTTCTGTTATTTGTTTTAAATCTAGATTAGGTAATTTCACATGATTAAAAAGCATATTATCCTTGTAATACTTCAATAGCGTGATTGTAATGTTTTACTCTGTCTTCTAAACCTATGAAACCACCATTTATTTTTTTAGTCATCATTCTTATATCTTGCATATCTGCTAATTCATTTAATTTATTTGCATACCAAAACCAACAGGCAGAATGTAAAGCATAATAAGGTTGTGTTAGCACATCAGGTTGTTCTAGTAATGTATTATCCTCAAAAAGAAATTGACTACATCTTCTATAATTATCTTTACCTGTAAGTTGTATAAGTCCTCTGCCTCTAAATTTCCAACCTTCGCCGGATGACTCATTGCCATTACCCATTCTGCTAGAATAAACTCTATTAGCAATCATTTCAGGTTTTCTTGCGTATTGATTTGCTAATTCCTGTGTGGGAAAATATTTAGAAAATATTTTCCTTAATCCGTCTGCAGAATAATTTAAATTCTCAGATAGTAAAGTAAATCCGCCTGATTCATGCGCACATTGTGCAATAAAAGCTGAAACTCTTGCTATATCATTGATATGATATTGAGGCAAAGCATCGCATACGGCATCATACCATTCACTTATATTTTTTACTTTTGGTATTAGATGATGTAGTTTATCCTGCGTAAAATCGAAATCAAATGACATTGTGTTTCTCCTTAAAATCTTTTATAGCTGCCTTAATTGCATCTTCTGCTAGTATAGAGCAGTGTATTTTAACTGGCGGTAGAGCTAGTTCTTCAGCTATCTTGGTATTTTTTATTTGTTCTGCCTGTTCAAGCGTTTTTCCTTTTACCCATTCAGTAACTAATGAACTAGATGCTATAGCGCTACCGCAACCATAAGTTTTAAACTTAGCATCTGTGATTACACCCTCTTCATTTACTTGTATTTGCAATTTCATAACATCACCACAGGCAGGCGCACCAACCATACCTGTGCCAATGCGTTTTACTTCTTTAGCAAATGAACCTACATTACGAGGATTTTCGTAATGGTCTAAAACTTGTATTGAGTATGCCATTATATTGAAAAACTAGAACCGCAGCCGCATGTATTAACAGCATTAGGGTTTTTAATTACAAATTGTGCAGATGTCAAATCCTTTTTAAAATCTATTTCAGCCCCTTCAAGATAAGTCATACTCATAGCATCAACTAATACTTTTATTCCATCTTTTTCCATAACAAAATCATCATCTGATTGTTGTTCATCAAAAGTGAAACCATAATTAAATCCTGAACACCCTCCGCCTTGTACAAATACTCTAAGAGCATCATTAGTATTTTCTTCGTCCATTACTGATTTAATCTGGGCATATGCCTTATCGGTAATTTGAAGCATATTGTACTCCGAAATATTTTTAACTATACTGTAGTAAATTTAAAACTTAAAACAGGTACATAACCATTTACTTCTGTAAATGTAGATGCGCCCCCTAATTGAGTGGGAATCCCTGAAGTTGGTCCATCAGTCCACCTACCCCAATAAAATTTATTTAAAACCGTAACCACTGGGTCGCCACTTACCGTCGCTGTTCTGTTTGTGGACAATGTTTTAAACATTCTATAAAAAGGACCATCAACTAATCCAAGTAAAAAATATCTTTTTTCGGGGACAGAAAATAATGTGTTTATAGGTCTTTGATTTAATGTATCTGCTATGTAATTCACCGAAGTACTATTTGAAATTGTAGTATCTGAAGCAAAACTACCTAAAGTATTGTTTACTGAAGATATAGCTCCTCTTAAAGCTATATTATTAGTACCTCCGCTATATGGTACGAACCCCCATTTATTTGAGGCAACAGTTAGTTGAACAGCTTGATGTGCATAAAATAATTGCCAAACTAATTGATTAGTATTGTAACCGGATCCGACTAGATTCGGTCCCCCAGTAATAGCTAGATCAGAATCTGTTGCAGTTTGACTTGTCCAAGAATCAAAGTATGTATCTGATGTCCAAGCAAATGTACTACCTAAAGAAACTGCATATGTTACATTGGTTCCTAAAGTAACACCAGATAAAACAGCTCCAGATATTCTATTCATTAGTTTCTAATTAAAACTTCTTGTTGTATACCATTAATAATAATTATTTGTTTTGTATATAATACGCCATCAACATATACTTGATTACTATTTAAAATCACTGGCGCTGGTTGTTGCACAATTATTGGATCGGGACGCGTAGCCGCATAAACCACCGCTCCACCAATAATGGCAGGGACAATCCAATTATGATTATGATTCCAATGTGATCTATTGTGATGGTGATGAAAATGTCTATGCTGCGCAAAAACTGGTAAAGAAAACATCAACACGCATAATGAAATAATAAGTTTTCTCATTTCTTTATCTCCAGATGATTAGAGTCGGTTTCCCGACTCTAATATTTATACTCCTCCGTAACGACTGTCATACTCCATTCTAGCTAAAATATATTCTTTAACTAGATTAGATCTAACTATATCTTGTACCTCAAATTCTATGGTTTTAAATGAGGGCATCATATCCGCTATAACCATAAATTTTTTGAGCCCAGACATATCTGTTTTTTTATATAAATCAGTTTGTCTAAAATCTCCGCAAAAAATAATTTTTGAACGTTCACCTACTCTAGTTATTATTGAATTTAATTCCATATCTGTCATATTTTGTGACTCATCTACAATAATAACTGCGTCATCTAATGTGATACCTCTCACAAAAGACGTAATCATAAATTGAATTATACCTTGTTCCTCCAATCTTTGATACGCATCGTTTCTACCAAATAAATCCTCGCATATATCTACATAGGGTAGTGTGTAAACTTCTGTTTTTTCTTTTTCGTCTCCAGGTAAATGACCTATTTCTCTTGATGGTACTGCGGAACGTACTATTACTACTTTCTGATAATAATTAGATTTATCTAGAACTTCTTCCAAAGCTTTATACAAAGCTATAAAAGTTTTACCTGTTCCAGCAACGCCATGTAAAAGCATAATACTAGAACTATCGTAAAGTTCAAAAAATCTCCTTTGATTACTTGTTAATGGCTCAATAACTTTCAAATCATCAATTCTCAATCTTAACTTATTAGAAATAGTAAGTTGAGCATTGTTGTTATGAATAGATTGCAATTGTAAATTATTCTTTTTTGCCATGTATGCCCTCTACAGAAAAAGAAAGGGCAATATCTACATATTGCCCCTCCAGGAGATGATAGTTAGAATGTGAATCATCGTCTTGATAATTTGTCCGTCAAGTTGCTTTTATAATTAGCGCTTGCAATCTTAGACAAGACTTCTTTGAACCCACCATCAGCTTTTCTAACCCCAAGACGAACCGGGTCAATGAGAGCTTGGCCCCCAGTGTGATGAGTCTCATAATTCTTAGAATGACATTTAGGGCATTCTTGATTTAATCTTTCTCCAATACTACTTACGATATCAAAAATTTCTTCACATTCAGAGCATTTAAAAGTATAACTAGGCATTGTTCCACCAAATAGGTATTTCTCTTTTTTTCCACGACGCCAAATGTTGTTTGGCGCCTACGTAATAATTTATATATGATCTGATGCTATCTCCAGATACCTTATATTGTTCTGGCATAGCAGGTGTAGGTTCAGTAAAAGGTCCATTAGGAATTTTTGTAGGGCATAACCAAAAATGGGACATCATTCTTTCTGCAGAATGTTTTTTACCATATCTATAAGTATATTCTTGTAATAGATAAAACCAAAGTCTATATAACCATTTATAATTTTCTCTAGATTCTCTTGTCCAAATACCAGAAGGATGTTTAATATGACTTGCTTTTCATAAAATGTTTTCTCGTTCATCAGGTAAAAGCCAACGTTTAATATTTCGTCCATTAGCAGTTTTACCATAATATTCCACACCATCTAATACTCTGTGGGCAGTAGACATTAATTGCCCATACTCAAGAATCATTTTAACAACATGTTTGTCGTTATGTTTTTGGGCACAAATTTTAGGATCATTATCTAAATAAAAAATATTCATAATCTTATTCTTTCAACATTGTTTAAAATTTTTTCAATTGTTTTTTTGGCAGACAATGTTATGTATTTGCTACTGTTAGCTTTGTGTAATCCTTCAATTACAAATTTGGGATCTATATTAGATAAATCTTTTTCAAAAATTTTATGAGGATACGTGCTAAAGTTATTCACGCTCAATAGAGCGATGTCTATTTCTACTTCATTATAAAGTAAAATTTTTAATCCAAATGTTTCTTTTATTTCTGGAAATTTATATACTTTTGCAGTCATGAAGGACACCCTGTCCTTCATATTTATTAGAAATACAATTTTTTAATGTAATTATCTAACTCTAAATCTAAATTGTCATTAGTTATATTCATATGATTTTGACAAAAATCTTTTAAATGTTCTCTGAGACGCTGGCCATCAAAGATAGCGTTATGAATGGCTAGATATCCCGCATTTTGAGCAACTGCATATGCATCGGTTGCAAAATTAAATACATTATACAATACATATCGGTAAGATCCGTTTTGCTTTATCTCCCCTTCGAATATACGTTTACTTACAGCACAGAACACTTTTAATTGTTCATCATAAGATAACGATTTCCAATAGGTTTCACTATCATGTTCAAATTTATCTAAGTCTTTTCTAAACATTTCCCCTAAGGATTTTAATTCATTTAAAGGGTCCTCAGATTCATCAAAAACATCTACTCTCCACACTCCTGATTCTTGTACTAAATTATAAGTAACCTCACCTATAATTTTGTTTTTATTTTTAAAATTCAATATTTCTAGTTTGGCATATAGATGTGGATCCTCTACATCGCCCATTCTAAATTCATAAATTTTCATATAAAACCTATTTTAGCTTTTGGTTTAGCTTTGTGTGTTTGTTTATGGAAAACATCCGCAATACTATACGTATCACTATCAGTTAATAATTCAGTATTAATAACACTTGCAAGATTTTTTGCTTGTCTTTTATCCAAATAAGAAAATGTTAAAACGTCGAAACAGCGTCCCGGTCTGATAAGTGCAGGATCTATATCTTTAACAGAAGGCAAATTTGTACTAAAGATTAGTTTTTTATTCTTTGTGGTAATTAATCCATCGCCTACATTAAGAAACTTGTGCATAACAGTATTGCCTTCGTTTCTACTGCCTAAAAAGTTATCTGCATCTTCCAGAACCATAATGTTGTTACTACTTTCTATAAAACGGGCAAATACATAATCTTTTTCAAGTAATTGAGGATCATAGGTTACTATGGCACTAGATTTAGTATATTGCAAAAGTCCACGAATAAAGGTAGTTTTGCCTGTACCAGGTGGGCCAAACAATACCAGTACACTCGCAGACGAATGCATATAACGATCATAATACTCAGTTAAAGTTTCATCCCCAAGAAACGGATACATTTCTGAAACAGGTGACTTATCAGTAGTTAACGGTACAGTTACATTAGACCCATCTGCAGAATACATCCATTCAATAAAAGATTCAGCAATATCAAAGTTATTTTTTAGTGTTTGTTCAAAATTCTTAATGAAATTAATTTCACCAATAAGTTTTACTGAGATATAGGTGCTGCTAATGTTATATTTGATAATGGCGTCATTAAAAAAGATAGCACCATTTTCTTCACCTGATTGAAAAATACGAGTACGACCTTCAGTATTACTAGCTACAAAATTTTTCCAATCCTCCATAGTACATAGAAGATGCAAGGATTTAAACTGCGTATCCTGTAAGTTATATGCCTTTTCTAGCAAAAATTCTGATACAACAACATCTTCTGCATCAGTTGCAGCTAGAAAAACTTGTCTATTGTCCATGTTAAAATGTTCCCATGTATAACTATTCATACCTATTCTTTTACTCTTGCTGATTCTGCGTGCAGAATCTTTACTTATGTAGCGCCTTGAACGACTGCCATCATTAATTCTTCTTAGAATATCTTCTAAAGTACGACTCATTTTATTCTCTTTGAATCATCTGCTACATTCTTATCTTCTCGTAATTCAATGAATGTCGGTAGAAATAAACTTTCTACATTTCCACCTTTATCTTGAATACGAGCATTATATTTTACTGTGGCAACTTTTCCTACAACATAGTCAACCACAAATTCTTTACGCTGCTCATCAGTATAACCAGAGCCAACATTTACTCGAATAGCACCATCATTGGATTCGCAAATAAGAGCGCCTAGACGACCTTTGTTCTTACCAGTGCCTTCTTCCCAACCTACAATCATGAGATCACACTCGAGTTCTGCTTTAAATTTGACTTGTTCTTTACTACGCTTATCTTCCCAGATACCATTTATCGATTTAAGGATGATGCCTTCTTGACCTTCGTCTAAATACTTGTTGAATAACTTGTTTGCAGTATATTGATTTTCTACAACTTTAGTAGGCACAATATCTAAAAGATGACTCAATGCACTTTTATTTTTAAATTTTTCTACGTTAGTCACTAATAAACCGAATCTACCTTTGTATGGTACGGTATATACGCTTCTTACGAAATGCTCATACGGAATAGCATCCCATAATGTAGCACGAACCATCTCACCTTCTTTGGCTGATTGAGTGCCTTTGATTGCTTTAGTTAGAATACCATTCCCGGTTTTGCGATCAAGCGGCTTACCAGTTCCATCAACCACAAGAAGTTCACCATCAAAAACAATGTCATTCCCATAAATTTTGGCCAACCCAGTAAATGCTTGACCAAATAAATCTGAAGTGATATCCAGTTGCCTGCCATTTCTACTCCTAAATTCTACTTTACCTTGACGGACGATAGCGTTGAAGCGCATGCCATCCAGCTTAAGCTGGACATATGCCGGGAATCCGATTTTGTCGACGAGTTTCTGGTCGAATCCAGAAGCCAACATGACTGGGTAGGTTTTGATAAGACCAGGCCAGATTTTGTTAATTGTGGGTTCGCCGACTCCGCAACGAAGGTCTTGTTTAATGATCCTTTCAATAATGCTGGCATCTTTTGCATCAAGTGACTCCAAAATAAATTTCAAATGGTCAATTGCAGCATTGCCTGTCTTGTTACGGGTGGCGAATTGCTGCTCAAGTTCTTGCATTGCCCAAGATAACGCTGCCTTAGCCTCAGCTTTGTCAACATTATATTTTGGGATTTTTCGAATATAATAACTAATCATAGGATCATATGCTAGACGAAATGTTTCTTTTAACGTATCGTTACTAGCATGATGCCGAAGAATGGCTTCTTTAGCTAAACGAGAATTGTCTGCAGCAAGAGCTTCAAGAATATCAAATACTTCCATTATATCACCTATCAAGAATAAAATACGTTAGCTTGGCGGTCATTCTTAAGTTTACGCTTATACGCAGTCTTGTCTTCAACTACACGAGGACGATACTTTGGCGTACGAAGCTCTTTTGCAACAGGATTGCGGCGTTTTACGGTTCTCATTACTTTCTCCATTATTTCATAATTATAATAGAAAAAGATATCCGTGTCAACCGTAGGGTTATTCTTAGTTTGCTAGATTTTTAAGCATGAAATGGTTGTATTTCAGTATTAATTGAAAAAGAAATTGATTTATATTCATGTGGTTTAGCAATAACATTATTTTTAGCAATTTCTAGTTTTTCTAAATCAGAAAAAACACCTACAATTTCATTTCGCCTAATTCTGTTGATCTTGTCATGCCATCTTGCTTCTAAGATAAAAAGTGTTTTCATACGTCTTTATGTTCCGATGAACTAACATCTTCGCCTAAGGGACTAATATGAATCTGATCAACAGAATCACCATAATGGTATGGTCTTAGTACAAAACTATTTAAATCAATACTATTGTATGGGGAATATTCAGGAGCAGGATTATCAAATGCGCCGAGAGCACTAGCAGCTTCTACAAAACCAGCTAGTTCTTGTTCAAGCTTTTCTCTTGATGAAAATGATTTGGTGATTGATAATTTTTTGCCGAAAATTTCATATTCTAATTTAAACATTAACTTCTTCCTTGTTCATAGTTGTGGTGTTGGTAATTGTTTGATATAATGTTTCAAATTCTTCATGCTGCTCAACTTCAGTATTAAAATTTTGCTTGTGATATGTTTTTGCCATTCGCCTAAATGTTTTCTTAGACAAGTTTTGTTCATCACAAATATTATTAATTGCCTCACGAATAAAATCTCGTTCAGCATCAATACGAGTCATTGACCCGCTAATTTCTTTCATACAATCTAAAACAGCCTTACGATCTGCAGGGTTACTAATCATTGTTTCCTCTTAACGTCTCATAGTGGCAATTGCTTTTGCCTCATCATCAGAAAAAATAGGCACAGCATTTGACTTGTGCATAGTACCTATACCTATAATTTTAGTACCGGTGTATACTTTGTTTTCTTTTTTTGCAGCAATACCTACACCAGTATCTAAACTTGCAATAAACTTTGTCTCTCTACCTGGAGGTGGTCCTAATTTTACAAAAGGACTAGTGAGGGGACGTGGACCTAAATTTTTCTTTGTCTTATTGATGTTAGACAATTTCTGTTCCCATTCTTGTTTAAGTTGAAGGTCAAGACGCTTTGCTTCCGCAGAAGCATACTTTTGTTTGCGTTTCTTACTATTACCGATATTGTTAAGCCAAGGGCCGACTAAAGACATATCACCTCCTATAATATATCATATTATAAATGAATTAGTTTCTCTTGTCAAATGCTTTAAATTTGTTCAAGTTAACCATTCTGTAATCGTAAACTGGGTCTTTTGGTATGTCCGCGTGGTTTGCCCAAGTTACTTTTTCTTCGGGCGGCGGTTTTTTCCCGAAAAACCACTCCATTACTTTACAACAGTAGCTATCTTAACTTTTGGTGGAGGTTTATCCATTTCCTCAGCAGATTTAGG